AAAAATCTTTTACTGCATTTAAAACTGAAAGTATCAAATCAGTTTCTTATATGGTAAAAGAATTTGAAATGAAAAAACAAGCAGATCAATATAATCGTTCTGGTGTATCTAAAACTGGAGTTCTTAATACCAACAAATTATTTTCATACAAATGGACTGAAGATATCTTTAAAAAGAATACTATTATTCCTAATGGAAAAAATCATGGATTGATTATGTATATTGATTGGTCTGGATCTATGGCTAATAATATGACAGGTACTATTAAACAGTTAATTAATTTAATTAGTTTTTGTAAGAAAGTAAATATTCCTTTTCAAGTATTTGCTTTTTCTGACAATGGAACATATCTTCACCATAGAGCGTATCACGAACCAACAAATGATTATGAAATTTCAATCAGTCAACGTTTTCGTTTGATTGAAATGTTTAATAGTAAGGTTAAAATTTCTGAATTTGATAATCAATTATTTAAACTTTGGTCATTAATGAAATGTATAGAATCTAGATCTGATGGTATGTTACATGGAAAATATTCTTTAGGTGGGACTCCATTAAATGATACTATTCTTGCTTCAATCTATGTGTTTAAAAAGTTTAAACAGGAACATAATGTTGAGAAAGTAAATACTGTATATCTAACAGATGGTGAATCAAATGGAATGTCATATTCTATTATTAAAAAAATGTCAAATAATGAAACATATGTTTCACGAACATGTATAAACTATGATTCTATCTTAAATGTAATTTGTATTAAAGATCCCAATAGTGGTTATGTAGATTCAAATATTAATGAGGGACATGATTACAGAACTTGTGGAATGAATATAACATCTGCTTTACTTAGATATTATAAGTGGATGACTGGATCTAATGTTATTGGATTTAGACTTTCTGCATCTTATGATATTAAATATATAATCAGGGCTGCAGCTAATCATGGTAATAGTGAGTATGAACATTATAAAAAACTATGGAGATCTGAAAAATATTTTGTTGTTGATAATTTAGGATATGATGAACTATATGTTCTTCCTGCATCAGATGAGTTTAATGGTGCTCAAGCGGTAATCAATGCAACAAATGCAGATAGTAAAAGTAAAATTAGGACACAGTTTAAAAAATATGTAAAAACTAAAATGTTTAATAAGATAATCTTATCAAAATTCGTCGATCAAATCGCTTGACGGTAGGACCGTCTTGTACTATAATAGCCAAGTAACCAAAGGACATCCAATGAACTCCACTGAAGTAATCCTCTCGGATTTGATTTCTCGTTTTGGGACAACCATTACTCGTAAAAATCTTTCTGAATATAGTGAGACTATTGATGCTTCCTTTGCAACAGTGTGTAATCGTTTAAAACCTTATAAGGTTGGACGTGGTGTTTATAATCTTACAGTAAAAGAAAAATTAGAACAGAGTTATTCGAGTGTGAGTACTGATCCTATTGTTACTCAGGAATATCAAAATCTTATTCCTGAAAAAGATAATACCTATGTTCCTTTTGGGAATTTCTCTGATGTAAAAAAAATTATTAAATCTGGTATCTTCTACCCTACATTCATTACAGGACTATCTGGAAATGGTAAAACGCTGAGTGTAGAACAAGCTTGTGCTCAACTTAATAGAGAACTGATTCGTGTAAACATTACTATCGAAACTGATGAAGACGATCTTATTGGTGGTTTTCGTCTAGTTAATGGAGAGACAGTATGGCATGATGGACCTGTAGTAGAAGCATTAGAACGAGGAGCTGTTTTGCTTCTTGATGAAATTGACCTTGCAAGTAATAAAATTCTTTGTCTTCAGTCAGTTCTTGAAGGAAAGGGTGTTTTCATTAAAAAAATTAATAAGTATGTTAAATCAACAAACGGGTTTAATGTGCTTGCAACTGCAAACACTAAAGGTAAAGGTTCAGACGATGGACGATTCATTGGAACTAACGTGCTCAACGAAGCATTCCTTGAAAGATTTGCAGTAACATTTGAACAAGACTATCCAAATCCTTCCACCGAACAAAAAATTCTTGAGGGTATTTCTTTAGACTATGGTGTAGATGATAAAAAGTTCTGTAAACTCCTTGTTGATTGGGCAGAAATTATTCGTAAAACTTTTGCTGAAGGTGGTATTGATGAAGTTATTTCTACACGACGATTAACTCATATCATTCGTGCATATAGTATTTTTGGTAACCAATCTAAATCTCTTAGTGTTTGTTTGAATAGGTTTGATGATGACACCAAACAATCTTTCTTAGATTTGTTTGATAAACTAGTGGCACCTGAAGATACATTAAACGATTCGGACTTGACAACAATGTAAATAATTCCTATAATCAATAGGGTAAAATTCTCCATTATAATTTAAAAGTAACTATGTCGAAAAAATACAATGAAGATGCTCTGTTAAAAGAGCTGAGTGATTACATTTCTGGAACCTATGGACAACACTATTCTGCTGGTAATGACAGCATTCAAACGTTAGATTTGATTGAAGCATGTGGAGACGCTGAGGCATTCTGTCGCAGTAACATCCTGAAGTATGCTTCACGCTATGATCGCAAGGGCACTGCTCGTCGTGATATAATTAAGATCCTTCACTACGCATTGCTACTGCTCCACTTCTCTGACAAATCTATTAAAACTGAACCTTACCCACAATAATTATGAAAATCTCTATCGAAACTTTGAATATTCTCAAAAACTTTTCTAATATCAATTCTTCATTGGTTGTGAAAAGAGGAAATATTCTGCGAACTATTTCTCCTGCAAAAAACATTCTTGCTAAATTTGAATGTCCAGAATCTTTCGACAATGATTTTGCTGTATATGATCTAAATGAATTTCTGGGTGGTCTTTCTCTCTTCAAGGATCCAGACTTTGATTTTGGTAATACTTCCTATCTTTCTATTCGTAGTAATAAGTCTAGAGTTAGGTACTTCTTTTCTGATCCCAGTGTAATTACTGCTCCACCAGAAAAAGATATTGAACTACCAACTATTGATGTTGAGTTTACTTTGACTGAAGAAGTTCTTTCATCATTACTTCGTGCGGCAAGTGTGTACCAACTTCCAGATCTTTCTTTGGTTGGTGAGAACGGAAGTATGAATCTTGTAGTACGTACAAAAAATAATGATACGTCAAACAATTTTTCTGTCAAAGTTGGAGAAACTCAGAATGAATTTTGTTTCAATTTCAAAGTTGAAAACCTAAAGATCATGCCTGGTGTGTATAATGTTCAGGTATCTACTGCTAACATTTCACAGTTTACTCATGACAAATGGAACTTGTCTTATTTGATTGCTTTAGAACCTGACTCTACTTTTAATTGATAATGAGTGATTTTATTTGGGTTGAGAAATACCGTCCTAGTAAAATTGAAGACTGTATTCTCCCCGAAGGTATCAAAACTACCTTACAAAGTTTTGTTGAAAAGGGTGAAGTTCCAAACCTCCTCCTTGCTGGTCCTCCTGGTATCGGTAAAACTACAGTTGCAAAAGCGCTTTGCAATGAACTTGGTGTTGACTTTTACGTAATTAATGGATCTGACGAAGGACGATTTTTGGACACGGTACGGAACCAAGCAAAGAATTTTGCGACGACCGTATCACTTCAAGCAAATGGGAAACCAAAAGTTATCATCATCGATGAAGCTGATAACACAACCAATGATGTACAACTCCTCTTACGGGCAAACATTGAGGCGTATCATAACAACTGCAGATTCATCTTTACCTGCAACTACAAAAACAAAATTATTGAACCTTTGCACTCCAGATGTGCAGTCATCGACTTCTCCGTCAATGGAAAAGAAAAGACAGCTATTGCGGGGCAATTTTTCAACCGTATCAGGTCTATACTTGAGAAAGAAACTATTGATTATGATCCTAAAGTTGTCGCAGAAGTAATCAAAAAATATTTTCCTGATTGGAGACGTGTCTTAAATGAGTTACAAAGATATGCTTCTATTGGTAGTATTGACACAGGAATTCTAAGTGCAGTTTCTGAAGTCAATCTGAAAGATCTTGTTGGTAATATGAAGAATAAAGACTTTAGTAAAGTTAGGAAGTGGGTTGTGGAAAACCTTGATAACGATCAAAGTGCAGTTCATCGTAAAGTATATGATACCATGTATACATCTTTGGAACCTGCATCTATTCCACAAGCGGTTTTAATTTTTGCTAAATATCAATATCAGTCTGCATTTGCTGTTGATCCAGAGATCAATACTCTTGCATGTATGACTGAACTAATGTGTGACTGTAAATTCAAATGAATGTAAAACTTATTCGTATGTCTTCTGGTGAAGACGTTGTTGCTACTATCGTTAATGAAACTGATAGTGTACTTGAAGTAGAGAATGCTATTGTAGCAATACCTACTGGTGAGGGTCAAATTGGATTTGCTCCATGGTCTCCTCTTGTGTCAAAATCGGAGAAAACTTTGCCCGTAAATAAAAAATTTGTGGTCTATATTGCAGAGGTTGCAGAAGACATCGTAAACCAGTATAATCAGATGTTCAGTAAAATTGTAACTCCTACTAATAAACTGGTATATAAATGATTCTTAGTCCAGAAGATACTCTATACGCATACGGTAAATTTAATGAAGCTTACGGTTCTATCAACCGTATCGATGACTTCTTTCGTATGAAAAAAATTGAACGTATCAAAGAGATTCCACCAACTCTCTTTGGACTCTCTCATGAAGATGATCTGTTTCAGGATTTCTCTATGCATCCTGAGGATATGAACTTTCGTATTGTTCAACCAGATCATAGCACGTTTAATACTCTTCTGGAAATGACTGCATCATTTACCTATGAAGAGGCACCAGGTAAAGAGATGAAACTAATGATCCAGGAGACCACCACAGGCACCGCTGTGGGGTTCATCAAACTGGGTTCACCTATCATCAACTCAAAACCCCGTAACAATTGGTTAGGTGGGGTTCCTGATCTTACGATCTTTAATAAGCGAGCGATCATGGGATTCATTATCGTTCCTACTCAACCATTTGGGTTTAACTATCTTGGTGGTAAACTTCTATCGCTAATTTGTTGCAGTCATGAAGTTCGTGAGATGTTAAACAAAAAATATAATACAGAAATGTGCTTGTTTGAGACAACATCACTATATGGTAATATCAAAGGGACAAGTCAATACGATGGTCTAAAGCCATATCTTCGTTATCGTGGAGATACAGAATCTAAGTTTCTATTGACTCTCCCAGACTTCATCTATCATGATTTGAGTAAATGGTTTATTGAAAGGAACGGTGGTCCTTTGATTCACAAAGGTGCTTCTAGTCGTAAACTCAAGATTCAAACTAAGATGATTTCTATCATCAAGAATTCACTTAAACAATATTATCCAGATTTGTATACAGAGTTTGTTGCATTCATTAAATCTAAACAGGATGTAACAACACAGAAACGTTTTTATATGTCTGACTATGGATATGAAAATGCAAAGGATGTTATACTTGGTAAAACTGAAACACTAATTCCGAACAAACAAAATTTTGATAAATTTTATCTAGAAAATATGGTACAATGGTGGAAACGAAAAGCTTCTAATCGTTACCAAAAACTTGTTAGTGAAAAATATCTGAGAACAGATCTTGAAGTTTGGAATTCTAATACTATGAACACTATTGACATTATCAGATGACTCTTACCAAATTCTTAACTGAACAAAAATTTGAAAAAACTATACGTATTTTAGTTTATCCGAACATTACGTTCTCTAAAGATTTGACTAAAGATAGTTATATTCAAGTGATTACAAATATGATCACTGAGCTTAATAAGATTCGTACTGATTTATTTTTTTATTTAATTCTCCCATCTTTCTTGGAGATGTTGGACTTCCCTAATACTAATCAACTTATTATGAAAGTTCCTACGTATCCTCCTACGATGCGTTCTCATTTTGATGTGGATTATTTTCGCAAACTTATTAATCACGATCTAGATATTGATTTAGTATTCTCTCATCTTCCTGAGCATACACATGCTATTAAAAATACTATCAGTAATGTAACTCATCATAGTCCTTCTTACTTTGGATACTGTCATTGGTTTGATCTCAAAGAAGTTGTTGCGTGGAGTCAACCAAGTTTCAATCAAAATATTCTTGGATTACTTGAGATGGAACGTTGTTATCTTAATACACAGAGTCAAAAAAATCTTGTGATGAATCAAGCTTCGGAAATATTCAATAAAGGAACCGTTGCTAAACTTGGTGATATTCTTACACCACATCATTTGGGCGTCAAAGAATCTGATATTATAGAACCAAATACAAATACCGATAAATTAATTGTTTTTAATCATCGACCTGATACATATAAAGACTTTAATAACTTCATGAAGGTTATGGAGTCTCTCCGGGAGGTTAGACAAGACTTTAATGTATGGATACCATTGTTAGAAAAATCAGACAAGAGTTGGATTACTACAGAGAAGTTTAATAAACAACGTTACTATAAAAAACTTCAGCAATGTAGAGTTGGATTTTCTCCGAAACAAGTTTATGGTGGATGGAGTGTTTCAACTACAGATGGTATTATGAATGGTTGTCCATACATCATGTATGACGCTGATTATTATCGAGAACTAAATCCAACTGCAGATTTCTTTAAAGAAAATTCTACAGCTGTAAATCTATTGAATAAGTATCTTGATGATCCTGAATATCGTAATGAGATGTCTACTAAATCTCAAACTTATTTACGAGAGAATCTTATCTATAATACTGAAATTAAAAACATAAGTAATTATATAGATGATCTTACAGATAGTCAAAATTATATTCAATCGGATGTAACAACTAAATTAATTAATATAATTAAATTGAAGGGACAAGTCACTAAAAAAGAATTATTTAATTCTTACCTTGGTTGGGG